GCCCGACGCTTGCGCTGCGCCAAGCAACTCCGCTGCGTTCCACGCGGTTGTGGCGATCCCTGCGGTGGTTGTGGGAACGCCGTCCAACGTCAGGCCGGTGTAGGTGACAGCGACATCGGGGTTCCGTCCCCCGAGGTTGGCGCTGTAGGTCACGCCCTGCGTGCCTGTGAAATTGATTGCAGCCGCGAGGTTCGACATGCTGGCGTTCAGGTCCGCCCCGATCAGGACGCGCCACGGGCTACCCACAGCCCCCGCGCCGTTGACGACCACGTTGACCCATTCATAGTAGGTGGCCCCGATCCGCACCACGTCGCCGTCGGCCACTTGGGCGGTAGAAGTCAGAACGCCCGCAGCTTGCGACGGCCCCCGGTAAACCTGGAGCAGGGAGCCGTCCGCGACAAACAGGTGTTGGTATCCCGCGCCTTCAACGCCGGTCATGTCAACGTCGCCGCTGTTCAGAAGGAACCCCGCGATCCGTGTCACGGTGCCGTCAACATCGCGGCGGTAGAGCGAAGTGCCCGAAGCGATGAAAGCGGCGCCCCCGAACAGACCGGGGAGCGAGAAGATCGAGCGGATGGGGCCGTCACCGTAGACCTCCAACTCGTCGGTGCCGGGACGGGCGATCATGGCAGACCCCTTGGCCGTGGCGAGGTTCTGCTCAACGAAACGGTTCTGGAGCGCGATCCGGGGCAGACCCGCGTAGGTCCGGGGATCGTCGGAGAAGGCGAGAGGAACGTCGGTCACGTCAGCAACTCCCACAGTGCCACGTCAGCCGCGCGCTCGTCGAACGGGATGCCCCTGGCGCGCAACGCGGCCTTCATCTCTGATCGGCCCAAGTTCGGGCGCACAGGCGCAACGTGTGCGGGCACGTCGTCGCGGGCAGGGGTGTCCGTCCAGCCGCTGGGCCGGTCCTCCTTGCGCGTGACGATCATCGACGCCCCGTGCGGCCCGTAGACGTGCTTGGGGAACTCCTGGAACCGGCGCTTCACCGCACACCCCCGTCGCGGTAGGAGTCGCTCCAGTTCTGGAGCGTCGGCTGGGCGTGAGTACCCGACAACACCTCCTCGGCCTGGAGCCACTGGTCGCGGATGTACGCCTCCATCTGTTGGAACCGCAGGATCGTCACCTGGCGGGGCTCGGAGCCGAACCGGGGCGAGAGGCGGATCGCCAACGCGGTGATAAAGTAGTCATCGAACTCGACCGGGTAGGGGATCGTGCTGGTGAGCGCCAGCGTGGTCAACTCCTGCCAGCCGCCGAAATCAGCGCGGTAGTGCCACCGGCGCGGGGCGTTCCGCCCGCCCGCGCCCTCGGGGTCGATCACGACGCTTTCGTTTGATCCGGTCAGACCGAAGAACGAGGCGTTGCCATTCAGGGTCACGATGCCCTCGTGGCCGGTGTCCACATACTCCATGATCGCGCCCGGCTGGGGCTGGTACTGGAAAAACACCTCCACGTCCTCGGTGTTCCGCATCATCAACCGCCGGTTCGAAGGCGGGTTGTAGATGTTCTGCGGCGCCAGCGCGTCCGACGAATAGGCCGGGTAATCAGCCGCGATGGCGCTGACCTTCTGCGGCGCAGGAATGAACCACGGCTTCATGCGGATGCCCGTGACCATCCCCGGCAGCGCGTTGACGATGGGTTGCAGAAGGGTCAGGCCCTCCGCGAACTCCACCGTCGTCGGCACACCGCTGACGGTGTTGAAGTTGGCCTCGCGATAAGCGAAGCTGATGACCTCACTTGTCAGCGCCATCCTGCTTCTCCAAGTGCTCTTTCAGGGCATCGGACAGTCCGCGCAGCTTGGGCGTTCCAAGGTTGGCGTTGTACTCGACCTTGTGCTCGTCGAGGAACGCCTTGAGCGCAACGCGCTCCTCCTCGGCGGCAACCTTGGCGTCGGCCTTGGCGTCGGCGGCGGCATCGGCCGCGTCGTCCTTGAAGTCGTCGGGGTGGTTCAGATAGCCGTCGGGGCGCATGTCCTCGTTGGCGATGACCGTCTCCTCCCCGCCGGGCCCGTAGACCATCTTGGGGAACTCCTGGAACTCGTAGGGCTGTTTCACTGGCTTATCCTTGATGGGCATGGGTATCTCCTCTGTTGATCCCCGGCTTATCACGCCACTTGACGCCGCGCAAGAAAAAGGCCCGGAGCGAACCCCGGGCCTCGTTTCGTGAGTGGTGCGGCGGTTACGCTGCGCCGAAGAACTTGACGCCCTGCCAGCGGTTGCGCACCTGCGCCTCCACAAAAATGTCGATACGTGCGCGGTGTTCGCCCGTGTCGGGGTTCGAGTACAGCCACAGGCGCGGCATGACCGGCGCCTGCCCGTCGCGCTCGGCGTCGGCCAGCGAACGGCGGAACCCCTGCCCGGTGAAGGGAAGGATCAGCGGCGCGGAGTGGCAGACCACGGCCTCTTTCTTGAACATCACGCGCGGCGTGTAGGTGGTCGAGGCGGAGCCTTGGAAGGTGACGACTGCATCGTTGGCGGGCGCCACGTTGACGGTCGCGTGGGCGTTGTTCACGGTGACGGTGCCGGTCTGTACGATGATGGCCGGAAAGATCGTCACGGTGGCTTCGCCTGATCCGTTGGCGGTCGCTGCGGCCACAACGGTGAACTGCGCCGCAAACGGGCGGGTGGCGTTGATCTCGGGATCCCACGCCGTCACGCCAGCGATGCTGAACACCTCGCCCGCAGCGATGGTCGCGCCTGCGCCCAAACCGTCGAGCGCCAGTGTCTGGGTCAGATAGCGCCCAGCGTTGTTGCCCGAGTCCGCGACGTCCACATAGTCCACATTCTGCGCAGCGCCCGCGATGGCGCCGTTGGTGCGCGTGCCCGTGGTGATCCGACCCAACTGGTTGGATGGCATCAACGGCACGTTGTCGATCATGCCCGCGAAACCCCGGCGCATGGCGCGCGAACCCTCGGACGCCAGCGCAGCGTTGTCCTGATAGATGAAAGAGGCCAAAGCCTGCCGGTCGGCGTGGGTGATGGCAGCGGAGATACCGTCATCGCTCTCGATCGACGCCTCGGCCAGTCGTGTGCGAGCCGCTGCGATATGCACGGGGGAACTGACCCCGGTGCCCCAGGTGCCGGTCGAGTACGGAAAGGCCGTGGCCGCGACACCGAAGATGTGGCTGTCGATCCGCGACGCCAGGCGAGCGATACCGTTGTTCAGGGCGCGCGCTTTGCGTGCCGACTGGAGATCGGTGACGCTCTCGATGTCGGAGGCACCCATCGACATCCCGAACACACGGTTCAGCGTGAAGGTCTGCGATCCGAACACCGTGGACTGAACGGCAGATGACAGGTCTGTGACGGCGCCGGTCGTCTCTGTGATGTTGTACTCGGGGCCGACCTGCTCGGACACAACGAAGCCGTTTCGGTCGTTCATCTCGGCAGAGTGGAGTTCCCAGTCGATCATGTTCGACGCGGCGAGGTTGTTGCGAAGGGCGGCCATGACCGTGCGAAGGATCAGGCGGGATTGCGGGACGGTGATGGCCATGGTGGCTCCTAGTTGCTGTAAAAGGCTCGGTCGAACGCGTCCTGATCGTCAGGACCGTATTTGCCGCTGTTCGTCACGGGTGCCCGTTTCTTGGAGCCCATGGCAGGCGGCGCTTGCGTAGCCTTCTTTGCGGTAGAAGCAACCGAAAGTTTACCCTCCAGCTGCCCGAGTATGCGCAAGCGTTCGTCTTTGCTTGCACGCGTCAGGCGCAGGAGATCGGCGCCATTCTTGCTCAGATGGTACGCAATGTCAACGGCTCTATCGGAGTCCAGCACCAGCCGCGCCAGTTCGGGCTCGTAGGGCGTGCGGTCGATGGCGTCGCGGAACCCGGTGTACCGCTTGGTGCCGTCCGCGATCACGGTCTCAAGGCGCGTGCGGTAGTGGGTCAGCCGCTGCTCCTCGGCGGCAACCTGCGTCTGCGCCTGGCTGGTTTGGGCGCTCTCTTGATCGCGCTCCCACATGCGGTAATTCAGCCGGTCGTCCTGGTAGTCGCTGTCCATCTCCCCGTATTTGTAGGTGTTCGGGTCGGGTTTCTTCATGGCCTGGACGGCTGGCGGCGCAGCCTGACGGGCCGCGTCCAACTGGCGCTGGAGTTCGATCGAGCGCATTTCTGCCTCGAACTGGAGGCGTTCGGCCTCGCGCCGCTTGGTCGCCAGTTCCTTGATCCGCTCCTTGGCGGTCGGCTTTACCCTGGCGGTTGCTGCGGACGCAGCCACATCGTCAGCATCGTCAGGTCCGTCACCGTCGGCATCATCGGAGTCGCCGTCCACATCGCCAGTCTCGTCGCCAGTCTCGTCGTCGGTATCGTCGTCGGTATCGTCGTCGGAAAGATCGTCACTGTCATCACCGTCGTCCTGATTGGGGGTCAAACCGGCCTTGCGGGCCTCGGCCTCGAAGTCGGTGGACAGTTCAACGCTGTCGTCCTGGTCGTCGTCGATCTCATTCTTGCGGGGCATCGGTCTCTCCTCGGGTTTGCTGTGCTTGTTGGTTCATTTCGGTTTCGCGCATGGCGCTGTCAAGGCCGGATCGGAACGCCTCCATGCCCAGCCGGGCCTCGTCCATACCAGCTTGGAAGCCCTTGATCTCGATGGCGGCGGCGTCGAGCCGCACCTTCTCGCGGGCCACGCCGACCTCAGCCATGGTGCGCTCGGCATCGGCCATCTGCTTCTGGGCGCGCGCCAGGAACTCCTGGGTCTTGGCCTGCTGCTCGGCCATCATCGCCTGGAACTGGGCCATCTGTATCTGCTGCTGCTGTTGGGCCTGCTGCTGGGCCTCCTGCTGCTTCTGCATCACAGCCTCGCGCCGCGACGCAGGCAGGCGCTCGGCGTTGACCATACCGGGCGGCAGCATCATCGCCAGACGCTCCTCGATCTCGGCGGCGCCGGGAATGTCGAGGTTGCGCACGATGATGTCAGCAATCACGTTGCCGACCTGCGGCATGGTGTTCATAAGCGTCATCATGACGTCAACGGCCTCCTGGCGCTTGGTCGCGTAGGACGGGCCCGTGGTGTAGGTGATGTCGTACTTGCCGATCGTCACGTCCGGCGTCGCGTCGCCTGCGGTGCCGTTGATCTCCTGCACCATGTCCACGTCGTCCTCGCCCACCACCTTGACCGTGCGGTTGGTGTCGTAAACCACCGGGATCAACTCATTGACCACACGGCCCGCCTCGCCCAGCGCGGCGTTCATGTTGTCGAGGTAGATCGCGTCGCCCAGTTCGGACACGCGCTGGCGGGCGGTGATCGCCCGGCCGCTGACCTCGTTGGACTGGATGCCCAGCGATGCCTCGTGCTTGTTGGTCACGTCCTTGATGTCCTGCACGGACATCCCGGCCTCGGTCAGAACGGCGCTGTTCATCTGAGGCGGTGGGAACATCTCGGGCCTGGCGCCGCCGCTCTGGCTGTCCCAGAACACCACGTTGTCGCCTGTGCGGTGGGAGTTGCGGAACTGGTCCGCCATCCCGTTCTTCATGGCCGTGGTGTCCAACAGCCACTTGGTCGAAACCGACTTGGACAACTCCTCGGCCAGAACGGACCGCCAGTAATTGTGCAGGCGTTGGGGGTCTTTGGCGTTGCGCACGAACCCCCACCGATACCGGACATTCGCCTCTTGCAGCGACCAGCCCTCAACGCGGAACACGGGCAAGCGCGACACGTCGAGGCGATAAGGCCCCTCCAGCACGCGGCTTGAGGTCAGGACGTGGCACAGGGCATAGCGGCGCACCGTGTCGCGGATCATCGGCAGACCGTCCTTGTCGGGCGCGACCATGCCCGCACGGTCCTCCTGCGGCACGTCGGTCAGGTCGATCACGTCGCCCGTCTCGGCCTCCAGCCCAAGGGTGACAGGCTCCTCGTGCATCTGCCAGAACTTGGCGACGGAAACCATGTCGTCGATCTCCCAGCCGTGGCCGGTCATCACCGTGTCGGTCATCTCGTCGGACACCCAGCCCGCGTCACCCTCTGCCTCGGGGTAGGCTTTGTGGAAGTCGTCCTTCGTCATGTACTCGCGCACGGTGCAATGGTTCGCATCGGCCCCGGTGGGCTCGGTGGAGGCGCGGTCCCAGATCACGCCGAACGGATCGTCGATGCACTCGAAGGCGATGTCGCGCAGGAACACGTCGTTCTTCGCGTCTTTCAGGCACACGGCGAAGTTGCCAATGCCGCAGATATAGGAGTTCTCCATCGCCTTGTTGATCGCCCGCTTGGCCGTGCGCTCGCGCGTGATGCCACGGATAAGCCCCTGCCGGACCTCCGCGATGGCCTTGGACCCGCCACGGGCCGGGATGACCTTCAAGGTGGTGTCGCTCTGGAGCCATGACCCCATGTACTGGGCGACGAAGGCGGGGAGGCGGTTGACGGTCAGGACGGGCTTGTTCAGCCGCTCCCGGGCGCGCCGCACGTTCGGGTTCCACTGGTCCCCGATCACAAACTGAATGTCTTGGCGCGCGGGCTCGATGTTGTGCCGGTCGGCGTCAACGTCCTTGGCGTACAGGTTGACGATGGCCTTCACGAACGAGGCGCTGTCCTCGTACTCGACGGGGAACCGCTCGTCCGTTCTCGGGGGTGTCGTCGTCGGTTTACGAGCCATCGTGGAATATCCCATGGGTCAGCCGCCAGTGCAACGCAGCGGTCAGATAGGCTGCATCTGCCGCGTTCGGCGCAGCCAACCGATGGTCGACCGTTACACATTCGTCAGGCTTGAAATGTTCGACCCAGCCAATGGTCAGGGACTTCGGGTTTATCTCCCCGGCGTCGATCATCTGGAGAACTTCCACGAGCGCGTCGCGGGGAAGCCAATCTCTGGAAAGATTGCTCTCTGCGGATTTCTTCATCAGCTTCTCGGTCGCCAGGTCAACAATATCGGCCATTACGTCATCCAGCCTCCGCCTGAGTCAAACCCCACATGGGGCGTGTGGTACGCGTCCACCTGCGTGTGGTGGGCGGTCCGGTTAAACGCCGATGTACCACCCGCCACCTCGTCCGTCAACGACATGGACACGGAGGAGTCGGGGAAGGCGAAAGTCAAGGCCCAGCTGTCGCTGTCGTCTGGCGACCGCCCGAGGTTCTTCTTGATCTCGGCCTTGGAGCAGATCAGCGTATCGGTGGACTGGCCGCCCAGGCGCGCGGTGACGGCCCCGAGATCGGACATCAACACGTCCTCGTCGGGGATCGAACAGCCCTCCGGCGCCATGAACCAGTCTCGGCCGCGCATGTACATCTCGGCGCGGCGGTTGCGCGGGCCGGGACGGTGCGGGTTCACGGCCTTGAACTGTGAGGTGCCCCCGAAGTCCACGGGATAACACCGCTCGGCCAAGAGGGGGTAGTGGGCGCGGATACCGCTCAGGAGCGACGCGCCCCAACCGCCGCCGTTGTCGATGTTCACCCGGTCGGGCTGCTCGGCCTCAATCATCCCGGCGATCCAGTGGATGGCCTCCTGCGGGTCAACGCCGACGCGCCCGCGCTGCCACAACAGGACCATGCCCTGGCGCATGGAGATCGAGAACTTGTCGGCGCCAGTGCCGCCGCCCGCAGGATCGACCCCGAGTATCTTTGGCCCCTCGGGCCGGATACCCGTGCGCTTGCGCGCCCGCATGACCCACACGGGCTTGATGAACAGATCGACGCCGGTGGTCTGGAACGCTTCGGACGGGCTGGAGGGGTACTCCTGCATGAACTGCTCGACCGACCCCAGCGCCTCGTCGATCTGGAACCGGCGCCACGCCATCTGCGCGTCGTCAAGCCCGAACAGTTCAGCCACCTCGACCTCGCTGGGCAGACCGTCGCCCTCAGCGTCGGGCCGCAACTCGAACCCGTAAGGGATCGGTAGGCGGTACTCTGGCGAAAGGAACCACGGGATGAAGATCGGCAGGTACTGGATCCCCGTCTGCTCGTCGTGAACGCCGCCCTCGGCCCGCATCCAGCGCCGATGGAACTCGTTGCCCAGACCGTTGGCCGTGGACTCCACGAAAATCTCCGTGCCGGGGCTCAAAGGGACCGAGTTCGCAAACCCGGCGAAGTTCTTCTCGGCGTTCTTGTAAAACGCGGCCTCGGACAGATGGGCCAGCGTGGGCGTGTCGCCGCGCCCGGCCTCGCCCGATCCGCCAGCGGTGGCGACGGTATAGGATGATCCGTTGGAGAACTCGAACTGTTTGGCGTTGCTGGTGTCGGCCCGCAGGCGGGATGGGTTGTTGTCGTTGAAGGTGCGGACCATGGCGAACAAGGCATTGGTCGAGTCCTGAACGTGTGCCATCACCTTCGCGTTGCGGTGCTTGTGCAACTGGGTCTTGGCGTAGAACCGCGCGCCGACGTAAGATGAACTGCCCTGTTTCCGCCCTTTCAAAATCAGCGCCCGGATCAGCCCGTGCTCGGCCATCTGCGCCTCGACTTTCGAGTGGATCAGGGCCTGTGGCGCGTTGAACACCATGCGGATCAGCTGGCTGTCCTTGTTCACGACGTGAAGGCATTGGCCGGCGTAGGTCGGCAGGTCGCCCCGCCAGGTCTGCACCTGTTTGACAACCCGCTCCTGCTCACGGGAAATCCGCATGGGTGCGCGCTGCGGGCCGTTCACGTCTCGAAGTCCGTCAGGGCGTCCAGATCGTAGGGCACGTCGTCCGGCTGGTGGAAGGGCGTGGGTGTGATCGGGGGTGGGACTGCCCCGGGCGTCAAAAGGTTTAAACCACCCGGGGCAGCCTCGACTGCCCCAACATCTGCATCATCCACCACAAAATAGCCCACGTCAAGGGCGTCGAGCAACTCGTCGATACCCTGCTTGTCCGTCACCTCGACTTCCTTGGCGATAATCTTCGTGAACATCTTGGTGTAAAACGCGTCGGGGTTGTCCGCAGCCCAGTCCGCCAGACCCTGCGGCCCGCCAACAGCCTCGAAGGCGTACAGCACAGCACCCCGCGCGTACTTCCCCGCGTTCTCGTAGATCGCCCCCTGCATGACCACGGGCACGTCCGGGCGGCTGGCGCGGGCCAGCGAACCATCAGGGGTAAAGGCGGGGATACGTTGGGTTGTCATGGCGCCAAGCTAGATCGGGGTGGGCTGGCTGTCAACAAGGGGGAAGGGTGTCACCAGCCCGCGCGGGACCGAGGAGACGGGGCGCGGGCCGGGACCGAGCGGGCGGTGAGCGGGCTCGGTTCAAAACTAGCCCGTGAAGCTGGGCGCGTCAAGGGGTTGTGCGTGGCGGGGTACAGACCACAAGGGGGGGCTCATACTTCCACCTCAACCTGCGTCATCCCCATTGCGGCAAGCGTTGCCAGTCCATCATCACCTGCACACGCCGTCAGCTTGTCGGGCATGGCCAGCACAGGCTCAAGGCTGAACACCAGCGCCGCTTGTGCGCGATTGGCTGCTGCCATGCTGATTATGTTGTCGGTGTCCCACGTTGGGCGCTGTAGGGTCGTCTGCGCCGTTGTGACGAAGGCCGAACCCACGGGCAGACTTGCGGCGGCGTAGAGATTACCGTCTGCGTCTTGCCAGTTCAGCGCGCCATATGTTGCCGCATCGCCCGGACCATAGCCCAGCACCATCGCAAGGTCGTTGGCATCATCCCGCAGCGCATCAGGGCAAGCGATTGTCAGTCTCAAAGTGTCACCCCCGATTTTGCGGCAAGGTAGGTTTCTGTCGGTGCGATTTCAGCAGCGGATGCCAGCTTGCCGGGCATGATTAGGCCGTAGAGATTGCCATTGAAAAATATACTTGTTCCACTCCTCGCGCCAAGGTTAAGTGCATAATTGCCAAAGTTTCCTGTGCCAAGCGTTGTGGTCACAGTAGCAACGTCCACGCCGTTTTTCCGCGTCCTGTTAAGTGGTCCGGCAATGTCCAGAAGCCCTGTTAAGACGGCGGTTTGTGGCGCAGTCAGCGCGTTTGCTGTTGCATTAGCGCTGGTCGTTGTGCCTCTTCCAACAAAGCTAAATGAATTTGCCGCAGAGGCTGTTGGAGTCGCTAAGGCAAACGCCCCGTTATTGGCATCGGCAGCGGCGCTGGTTTCAAAAAGCAGTCCAGTTGCCGCTTCGGACAACTTACGCAACCCAGCAAACACGGTCGCCTTGTCCGTGCCAGTGAAGTCAATCCCCCCGGTGGACATTGCATCATCTACGCCGTCAAACGCCAGCCATGCCAGACCGCTGCCCGTGGTGTAGGTTGGGCGCTTAGACGGTGTTGATTGAATTGCGTGGTGGGCTCTGCCCGACTTGTCCAGCATCAGCCCAACAGGTTGTCCTGCCGTTGTGACGGGCGTGGTGCCAGCCGAGTCCTGAAACAGCGTAGTCAGGTCGCTGGGATCATACCATGCGCCCTCTGTGCCGCCTGCGAACAGGGACGCAGGGGAGAAGCCGCCGCCGCCGCCGCCGCCGAACCCGGACCCGAGACCCCCCATCCCGAAAGGGCTGATCACGGAATATGGTCCACATAGACGAGGCTGCCGTTCCGCGTGGCGCGGGCCCAGACGCGGTTGGCGCCCGCCAGACTCACGAGGTCCGTCAACAGCCGCCGCAACTCACCCTCGGATGTCCCGGTCGCTGCGGTGTACCGCGTGCCCTGCGCGTTGGCAGCCGGGGGCGTCGTGCCGTTGGTGTAGCGGATGAACACCGCTCCCGACAACACCTGGAAAGTGATCTGCGTCACGTTCGCGTTGGTCAACTGCACCCACGCATCGGGGCCGACGACGAGAGAAACCTGGTTTTGTGCCATTCAATATGCCCTCCTGCGCGCATTGTTCCGACCGGACCGCTTCGCCTTGGGTTTGTCTGCCCTGGCCTCCCGGTCGGCCTTGGCCGCTGCCAGCGCAGCCCGCGTCTTTGGCATGAACGGCCGCTCGATCCCCACACGCTCCATGCGCCGCCCCTCGGTGGACGCCTCGACCTGCGGCATACGCTCGCGCACACGTGCAACCGCAGCGGCCCCGGCGGCGGCTCCAGCCGCACCCCGCGCAGCGCCCTTGGCACCGGCAGATGGCGGACGTGGAGAGGAGGCAGGGGCAGAAGGGGAGGCACGCCTGGTGGAGGAACTCTTGTCCGCGGCCGTGTTCGTGGAATAGGACTTGCCCTGCCACATGAACGTCTTGCCGGGGCCTTTGGCCTTCCGGGCGGCAGCGAAGGCCTTGCTGAACGAGGCCATTACTTCCGCCTCGTCTTGGGGATCGACTTGGTGGAAGCCATCGGCTTGGTGCGGGGCATGGGCTTCGACTTCGCAAGCGGCTTGGTGCGGGGCATGGGCTTGTTCATCTTCACGGCAGAACCTCCGTTGGGGGCGGGTCACGTTGGGGGAACGCTACGCGAGGTGGAGGCGATCTGTCAAGGGGGTCCCGGTGCGTGAAAAACGTAGTAAGCCGGAAGGCGTGAACAACGAAGTGGATAAACGCAGGAGACAACGAAGTGAGCCGGAAGGCGTGAACAACGAAGTGGATAAACGCAGTGAATAATAGGAAGCTGAAAAATTGGGGCGCGCGGTTTCTCGGCGCCATAGCGAACAGTGGAACCCACGACCACGAACCACCCCCGGGCCCGAGAACGAAACGAGAACGTGGCAGAAATGTCACACCTGTTGCCTATCGGTCACAGTGCGGCCCATATGTCACAGCGTCGCACGCGTCACGCGCTACCACGAACATTCAATAAGATCAAGCCTCGATTTTGAAAACAGTTTGTTTCCCAGGTGCGGTGCAATCACGCTATCTTATTATTGCGCTGTCAGGCGTATCATGCTATCTTATTATTGAAGCCGGGCGATGGTGCTAGGCAGATAGGGAGTTTTGACAATGGTACATCTCGACGACTACGCGCGCTGGGCATACGACCTGGGCCTTGCACACGGCGCCGACGCACGCTGTGAGCCGCCTGTGGCTGGTCAATGCGATCCGGCCTATGCCTTGGGGTTCAAGGCCGGTCGCGGCGCCCAGGTGGCGTTGTGAGGGCGCCCAGAGCCGACGAGGTGGCGCTGTGAGCGGCGCTGTGATGACATCGGATACATGCTGCACGCGGGCCGGGTGGATTGAGTATCTGGCGTGCTGGGGTGCCTTGGAGCTGCACGTCTCGGTGGCGCCGGGCGCCGATCTGGACGGCGAGGTTAGGGCGTTCTGCCACGATACACAGGAGATGGTTACCCTCAATGGCTGGATGGTCGAGTGGACGCTGGTCGAGCGTGCGACGTCATGAGGGTCGGGAAACAATAACAAGATGTTAAGGCACGGTGTTTTAAAAGCGCCGTGTCTCTTGGGCGTTTTGCTGCAAAGTGGCCGAGTAACCCGCAGCCAAGCGCCGAAAACTTTTAATAACTTAACGCCTAACTTATTTACAACCTAAGCGTGTATAAACCCCACTATATTTGTGGTCCTTCCCGTAAGTAGTAATATAAATAAATAAGAGTAAGTATTACTATTTAATTTTAGTACTTTCTACTCCATTATTAGGTTTGCCCCCTAAATTTCAGAAAATGCGAGTCCACCGGCCAGAAAACAACCTAAACGTGCATCGGTTCACGTTCCGTTCACGTTTTACCGCCATAATAACTTAACCGTTCAAACCCCAGGAGAAACCACGATGAAAGTTATCTACGTTAACGGGATGCGTTTCACAGACTTTGAAACAAAGCTGCACACGTTTGCGAAACGCGCGCCGGAATATTCCATCAAGCTGTATGACCCCGACAACCCATTCAGTCGTGTTCTGCACACGACGGTACGCGTTCCCGCCCAACCCGACACCTTCGAGGCTGGGTTCCGCCACGTCGCCCAGTCCGGCCGGACGTTCGAGGTGGCCGAAGAATAAGTTCTTCCCCACATCATTTTATTCTTGACACCCCACCTGGCGCACGATACAAGGGTGAAAGAAACAGAGGAGACAGAGAAAATGTGCATCTACACCGAACAAGGTTACAAGAACCGCCGCGATTATATCGAACAGCTGGCCGACGATCTGGACGTTCCGCGCCGGATCGCGATCGCCGCCGCGAACGCGCTTGGCCCGAACGAAGATTTCGACGGGCTTGTTACCACTCTGGAGGATTATTCGGAATGACCCATTACCCCGTTTCCCGCGACCGGCGCTACACCGTGGCCAGGGAATACACCGGCCACATCAGCGGCAAGCCTGTTTGGGTGGCACGCTTTGAAGGCGGTTGGATTGCATCCAGCCCGTTCTATACCACCGCCGCTGGGCGCGCGATTGGCGCCCATGCCGTGGCCAACGGCGCCCAGGTCGTCACCGGACAGCCGGAGGCCCGGCCATGACCTTTAAACCCTACGTCGCCCCGATGGGCCCCGCCACACGGTTCCTTGAAGCCGACATCGCCTGGCACGCCGAACTTGTCCAACGGTTCGGATCCGGCGCCCAGACGGCCCGGTATGAGAAACGCGGGCGCGGATCGTTCGACGATCGCCTGGGCGTCTTGTGGCTGGCCCGGGACAAGGCCCGGCTGGCGTGGGAGGCGCGGCCATGAGCGCGCGCTTGAACCCCTTGCACGTCAGGGTAGGGGAGGGCGCCGGTTACTTCCCTATCCTGGCCCGTGGCGGCACGCTTGGCGCCTTCGCCTGTCCCTGCGCCGATGCATCTCTACCCCATGAGGCTGGCGGGATTGTCCTTTACTTCGATATAGGAGTTTGGCGCGCAACGCTGACCCCCGCCGAGGCGCGCAGCTTGGCCGCCGAGTTGCTGCGCCTGGCCGACGAATTGGCATGACCCATTGCACGGCGCGCCCTGGAGAGGCGCGTCTCACAATGGGCCCACCTGCCCACAACCGGCGCCCAGGCGCCACCCACAAGGAGAGAATAACCATGGCTGATTACATCCTAGAAGATCACCGCACGATCGACCGCGCCCTGTTGGGCGATATGCTGGCCAGCGATCCAGGCGTACCCACCTTGCAGATTAAGCTGCACTATTCAAAAAACGAGCGGCGGCGCGGTTTGAAGCTGTCGGTTTTCCGCTGTCTGGTCTCCGACACATCGCAGCTTCACGACATTATGAACGATTACAACGGGCGGGTGCATCTGGCGGATATGGCGCGCAAGCCGTCGCCAAAAGTCGCGGCGCAATGGGCGGCGCACATCACGGCGCACCTTGACACGATCGCCGCGCTTGCCCTGTCCAGTGACAAGCCGGATTGGGCCACCCTGCCCAGATTGGTTGGCGCCCCATGATCGAGATCGCCGGAGGGATACTCATCGCTTTTTTTGTCCTTTTTATTATCGCTCTGCTGTTCGCAGACAACTAGGAGACTGACCATGATCGAAATCGTTCTTGCCGCGCTGCTGCTCTGGTGGATCGTCGGCGCTATCCTTTCAATTTAATCTGGAGTTACGACAATGACCCGTAAAGACATTGAGCTCGCCCTGTGGCGTTCCGGCCTGCTGCGACGCACCCTTGCCACCGGCGCCTTGCAGGATGCCTGCGCCGCCACGGCGCGCCACCTGGCCCGCATTCAGCGCGCCCGGGAGGGGCTCTGCAATGGCGTTCCAAAAGAGTGGTGCGCCAACCGCCGCGGATACATCATGGGCCTTGACGACGCGGACACCGACCGCCTGACCGCCGATGCAGCTAAGGGACAGGCGGCGGTGGAAAAGGCCCTGCGCCCGTTCCTGACCCCCGGCACCGTCTGGCGCTGGCGTTCAGACCCCCGCTACGGCCACCTACGCCTGTCCAACAAGGGCAACACGCGCGACCTGTTCCTTTGACCCGGCGGCGCACCATGCGCCGTCGCACCCCAACCCACCGAGGACAAAACCCCATGACCATCACGATCGCACATAGCGAACTCACCGCCGCCTTGACGTTCCTGGCGCGCACCGTCGAGAACAAGACATATGTCCCGATCCTGTCGCACGTCCTGTTTCGCGGCGATGGAACGATAGCTGCCACGGATCTGGACGTTGAAGCGTCCTGGCGCCTGTCTGACTGCGGCCCGCACGCCCCTTTCACCCTACCCCTGGCCGAGCTGCGCAAGGTGCTGGCTGGCGCGGACAAGGGCGCCTTGGCCCACCTCGATCCTGACCCCACCGATGGCGTCTGCACCGTCACATGCGACGGCCTTGTGTCGCGCCTGGACACCATGCCGGAGGCCGATTTCCCGATACTGGAACACCCCGGCGCCCCGATGTTCACCGCGTCCTTCGATGTGCAAGACCTGCGCACCTGGCTTGCGTTCGTGGCGCCGTGCATATCCGACGAAAAGACGCGGTATTACCTGAATGGCGTTTACATCCACCCCGACACGCAAGGGCGGCTGGCGTTCGTCGCGACCGATGGCCACAAGATGGGGTTCCACCCCACCGGCACGCCATGGGCGTATGAACGCCAGGAGGATGGCGTGATCCTGCCCACCAAGACCGTGAAAATCCTGCTGGACCATATCGGCGCGAAAGGCGAAGGCACCGTCGCCATGGGCGTCTATGAATCCCGGATCGTTTTTACTCTGCCCGGCGGCCATGTGATCCACTCGAAAGTGATCGACGACACCTTTCCCGATTACACCTGCCTACTCTCCAAAGGCGGGCACCGGCTGACCGTTGACCCCGCCGTGATTGCCAAGAGCCTCAAGCGGCTGGATGGCGTCGGGCAGGAGCGGTCGAACACCGTCGCGCTGGACGCCACCGCCAACACATTGACCATGCGCGGCCACACGATCACCGCCGGGATATTGTCGGAGCCGTGGAAGGGCGGCGTGGGCGTCAATGTCCGGTCTCTGCTGGACGCCGTGAACACCGTGATTGCGCGGGCGCCCGGCCACTTGATCCTCGAATTGGGTGAGCCCGGCGAGCCCATGCGCCTTTCGTGTGCCGCCGTGCCTGACGCGTTCCATCTGCTTATGCCCATGCGCTACCCCTGAAACCCTGGCGGGCTGGACATCCGGCCCGCCACCACCCTTGAACCTGGAGTCACGCCATGATCTGGCCCACCTATCCCGAGGCCCCCGACCTTCCCAAGTACCTCACCCGCCACAACGCCCACCAGACGGGCGCACAGCGGCCCCTTGGGCGCCCCGGCGTCTATGGCTGCGCCGTGGACGTCTGGCGCGACGGCGCCCACCTGTGGCGCTCCTACGCCCCCGCCATGGGCGAGACCGCCGACGCATGGTCTGAACGCACCTGGCGCCCCGAGCATGGCGACGCATGGCCCAAGGACCACCAGAGCGGCCCGTGGGCGGCGCCCGGCGTCCCGGACCTGCTGCTGTCGCCTGTCCCGACCGTGGGCGCGCTGGCGCACGTTGGAGCGGCGCAGGACGTGTTCGACCTGCTGGCGGCGCTTGTCGCGATCGGCGGTTATCCAGCCGCCCCGCCCCGCGAGCCTGTCAGCGTGCCCAGCGCCAACGGGATCAGCGTTGCCCTGTCACGCGACCCGGACGCCTGGATAACCGCGTGTGTCGTGAACGGCCCGGTGACGGTGCGCGCGATGATCGGGCGGTGTGCCCCCGTCCGGGACGTGGAGGCGGCCCCTGTGACCCGCTGGGCGGCCACACTGGCCAAGCGTTCGACCCGGGCGGGCGCGCTGGACAACGTGCTGCCAGAACAGACCGTCACATTCGACGCGCCCACCGCCGCACCGCCGCACATACTGGCCCGCCGCGCCAAGACGGCGCTGGGGATCAACGGCCACCAAGCCCAGCGCGTGCCGGGCAGCATGGTCTGGCACCTGGCGCGGGCGCCCTATCAGATGACGATTGACAGGGCGTCAACGGACGCTTAGCCTCAAAACCGGAGACGGAGACGCCAATGACATCCTACATTCTCGACGAGCCGTGCGCGGACGCGGTGCTGGAGGCTATGGCCGATGGCAGGGAGCGCACGCTGAACGACATCGCCCGGCGCGTTCCCATGTGCGCCGAGCGCGTGCGCAGGACCATCTACCATCTGGCCTGGTCAAAAGACCTGGCCCAGGCGGAGGTGTCCAAGGTGCAGGTTTACTGGCTACCCCATCATTCAAAAGGAGATTAAACCCATGAAAACCACCATCGCCACCATCGCGCTTGCCGCGCATCTCACCGCCACCCCCCAACAGGAGACTGACACCATGCTGACCCACAACATTGAAGCCTTCAGGCTGCGGATTGCTGAACACGCCGCCGCTGATCTGTTTATCGGCGATGAATACTATAACAGAGACACGGGGCAGGCGTGTTTTATCGGGTGCCACGTTCAGAGCAACGACCCCGGAAAGATCGCTGACATCTACGGTATTCCAGTTGCGCTGACACGAATTGCCGAAAACATTTTTAAAGCGATGCCAACGACAAAAGACAAGACCGATTTCGCGGTAGCGTTTGGGGATGCGGTTGGCCGCGACGGCAAGGACTTGAGCTTGGTCCATTGGGCGTTTCTTGCTGCTGAATTGCGGGCGATTCCTAAAACGACAGACGCGGTGCAGGCGGTAATTGATCCAGTTATTGAAGGCGTGGATTTGCTGGCCAGCGGCCAAGAATGGCCCGCCCATGTCGCCCGTGCCGCCTATGCCGCCGCCTATGTCGTCGCCGCCGATGCCGCCGCCCATGCCGCCGCCCGACTTCGCCAGCGCAACACGTTGATTGCGCTGTGCAACGCCGCCTAACCCTACCCCATCATTCAAAAGGAGACCGAGACCATGATCGACCCCAACTTATCGGCACACCTCGCCCACCTGCGCCGCAATGGCTGCTCACAGGCGACGCTGGACAAGACGACCCTGCTACACGGGGTTTACATCTCACTCAAAACCCAGCGCCCTGAACGTGAAGCGCGGTGGATCAGACGCGCCCGCGTGGTCCTGTGGGGCAACGCGATCCTCGCTGTCGTCGTCGTTCTGGTGCTGACGGCTTGACCCACCCCACCCCGAGCGCCTAGACCTGTCGGACCGAGGAGAAAAATGTGAGCATCGAGAGAGCCGTCGAATACATCACGGAGCGCGCCGTCACCGGCGACGTGGCGGCGTTCACTCACCTGACCATCACCGCCGACGCCCGCCACGTCGATCCGGGGTTCTTCCCCCGCCCGGCGCTGGTTATCCCCTACCTGACGATAGACGGCGCAGTCAACGGGTTCGCCCGCGTTCGCTATTTCGATCCGCCTGAGGTGGGTGGGCTGCGCAAGCGGGCGATCCGCTACCAACAGCCGAAAGGATCCGAGCCCCATATCTATCTGCCCCGCGTCCAGGGCCACGACTGGCGGGCGACACTGGCGAATACAGATCAGCCTATCGTGATTACTGAGGGCGAGATCAAGGCGACGTCTGTCATGGCCAACACCGGCCTTCCCACTCTGGGCCTTGGCGGCGTGTTCATGTGGGCCGATCACAAGACGCCGCTTGCGATCATGGCAGAGACAGCGTGGGCGCGGCGGCGCGTGTTCATCGTGTTCGATAGCGACATCGACACCAAGCCCGGCGTCCAGCTGGCCGAGGCCCGCCTTGCCGAATGGCTGCTGCGCCAGAAGGCCATTGTCCACACCTGCCGCCTGCCACCGTCCCTATCGGGCGAGAAGCAGGGCGCGGATGACTTCATTGCCGCCCAAGGCGCCGAGGTATTCCTGTCCGCCCTACAGAGCGCGCGATCGCTGACCGACATGGACCTGCGGGTTCTGGAGTTGAACAACGAGGTCGCATGGCTCGACGGCGAGGAGAAGGTGATTGAGATGAAAACCGGGAACCTGATCCGAAAGGACAGCTTCATCACCGGATCCCGGTACTCCACCCTGAAAGTACCTATCCAGGACGGCAAAGGCGTCAAGATGGCCAAGGTGGCCGACGCTTGGCTGGTCCACCCCATGGCCCGGCGCTACGCCAACACCCTGTTTCTGCCCGGTGGGGATGAAGTGGTGGCGCAGGACGGCCAGACCTACCTGAACAGTTGGCAGGAGCAGACCTGCATAGCGGGCGACGTGAGCCTGTATCTGACTTTGACCGAATGGCTTTTCCGCGACACTCTGGGCGATGGCTGGGACTGGCCGGTGAAGCTGCTGGCCTACAAGACGCAACACCCGACCTATAAGATACCTCTGGCCATCATGTTGATCGGGGAGCAGGGGAGCGGCAAGAGCGTCTGGGCCGGTCTGTCCCGTCTGGCGTTTGGTGAGTACGGCGCCAGTCGCAACGGCAAGGACGTGGCGCAGGACTGGAACGGGTTTCTTGAAAAGGGGCTACTGGTCACGATTGACGACGTGCATACCCGCCAGATGCGGGCGAACATCGAGACGTTGCGGACATGGATAAGCGAGCCGAAGATCGAACGCCATGAGAAATACCTCAAAAACAGAGAGGTTTCGAACTATGCCTTACTCATATTCACGTCCAACTACCGCGACGCTGGCGCCTTTGCCCATGACGACCGCCGGTTCCTTGTGGTGGGCTGCCCACCCATTGACCGGGGCGACGAGTTCTATGGCCCCATCTGGGACTGGTTCCGCTCCGGCTTGGCCGGTCCAGCCCTCTATCACTATTTCCTGAATTACGACCTCGAAGGATGGCGCCCGCCGGTGGCCGCGCCCCGCACCGCCGAGAAGCGGATGGCCTATGAGGAGAGCCTGAGCCCCTTCCAGAAGCTGGCGCGCGACATGGTGACAAGCAACGCCAACGTGGTTGATATGTGGCTGCGCACCGCCGAACAGTGGGCCTTGTCCACCCTCGCCAGCCCCAACGGCAACGACGCGGCGCAGGCCAACGAGATACTGGCGTCGATCCAGGCGTTCCCGATCCGGCCATGGTACACCGCCGACGAGTTGTGCGTGATGTTCCCCCACATGCTGCGCGATCTACAGGGCGCCACGCGCCAGTATTCCAGCGCCGCCGTGCCGGGGAAGGTCTCCACCGCCCTGCGCAACAACGGGATTTATTTCCTGCGCAACACCGACGACGAAGATGGGTTCATGTGGAAAGGACGCAAACAGACGTTCCTGATCGTGTGCCCGGGGGCAGGCTATCCGAAGGCCATGAGCCAAGAGGAGTTCAACGCCCACATGCACGGTATGGGCACATTCAAACCAACATCGAGGTTCAAATGAAGATCAGCGAACTCCGGGCGCTTTGCAGTGCGATCAACCCGTTGGACGGCAAGCCGGTCGCACACATCTATCTGACCCTACCGTTGAAGCGCCTGCCCAAGGGCAGCCGTGTGAACATGCTTGGGAGTCGTGGCGGCCCCAAAGGGTACATCTGCAACGTGAGCGAGACGGCGCAAGGTTATTCTTGCGTCGCGATCTTCAAGACGTCGGAAATCCTGAGCCTGATCGAGAAACGGGACGACAGATAACTATTGACACCCCCCGATCACGATGTTACTATTGACACTTAACCGAGGAGAATACCATGCACGAGAAATTCACGAAGGGCGGACCCGTGCCGAACAGCATCGGCGCCCTGACAGACCTCTATTCCGAGGCGCGCGAGTTGCGCCTGGCGATGGAAAAGGCCGCTGGCGAGGTCAAGGACCGCGAGACAGAGATCCACAAGATGATCCTGTCCGCACTGAGCGAGAGCCCGGACAGCGGCGCGTCGGGCGAGAAATACCGCGTCCAGATGGTCAAAAAGACCTTCTACAACGCCAAGAACTGGGAGTTGTTTCACGCCTATGTGCGCGAGCAGGGTTCGTTCGAGTTGCTCCAGAAGCGCCTGAGCGACACGGCCTTGAAGGAGTTGCTGGAGCAGGCCAAGGCGGCCGGACACCCTGACTGGCTCCCGCCCGGCGTGGAGACCTTCGAGATGGACGCGTTGTCGTTCTCGAAGGTGACGTGATGGCCGATAGTTTCTTCGAGTATGTGGACGACCGGCTGCGTCAGGAGGCCGAGGACCGCGCGCTTGCCGAGCGCCACGGCGACAAGCGGCAGACAGACGAAACGCTGCGCCAGATCGAGCGCGCTGACAAGGAGCAAACCAAATGAACGTACCCACCACCCAGGGCAATCAACTGCCCTCAAACCCGCAGGACATGCAGGACATGTACGCCCGCTACGCGCAGGCATACACCGAGTCCGAGCCGGTCAGCGGCCAGTCGATCAAGATCAACAACGGCGTGATGTCGTTGGGCGATCAGATCATCCCCGGCAACCAGTTCGCGGCGATCATCCTCGACGCCGCCCATGTGAACACGTTCTACGGCACGGCCTACAACCCGAACGTGATCCTGCCACCCACCTGCTACGCCGTGGGCCGGTCCGAGATGGAGATGGTGCCCCACCCAGACATGGCGAAGGACATGAGTTACTTCCGGGCGCAGGCAGATCGGTGCAGCGCCTGTCCGCAGAACGTGTTCGGCTCCGCCCGCCAGGGCGAGGGGAAAGCCTGTGGCAACCGCCGCCGCCTGCTCCTGCTCATGTGTGGGGTGTACCCGCAGGGCCAGCTGGTGCCGATCATGGACTTGAACCACTATGCGTCGTCGGCCTTGCTTACCTTGTCGATTGCGCCGACCAGCGCGAAGAACTGGGGCCGCCTGATCCGCCAGGCCGCCGCCGAGTACCAGCGGCCGCCGTTCGGCGTAATCGCCCGCGTCTATGGCTACGCCCACGAGAAGCACGGGAAAGAGGCGGTGGGTTTCGACATCATCGCGCCCGTGCCCGACGAGTGGGCGCCCACGATCTTCAAGCGCCAACAGGAGGCGCAGGGCGAGATCATGGAAGGTTTTCAGCCTCCCCAGCAGAAGGCCCAACAGGGTTATAACAACCAGCAGAACGCGCCAGTCCAAGGCGGCGGGTTCTATGGGGCGCAGCGATGACGCCGGTGGAGAAGGTGCGCAGAGTGTACCGCAAGAAACGCAACGGCGACGTGATCGTTCCAGCGGACGAGGTGGCGCTGCTAAGTACACAGCTTCGCTGGCTTTCGGAAATCCTTGGCGCTGTGTGCAACGAAGCAGACAAAGAGGAAGCCGACTCTAGCGCCTATTGCTTCGAACAGGCGAAGCCGAGGAAGCCGTGATACCGCTCTGGACAGTCGATTTCGAGACGCTGCCGATCGGGCCGAGGCCGGGACACTACCCGCCCGACCCGGTCGGTGTGGCGATCCGAACGCCAGAGGGTCATTCCATTTACATGGCATGGGGCCACCCCAGCGGGAACAACTGCACTCGCGAGGACGCCGTGCGCGCTCTGGAGCATATATGGGCCGACACCCTCCCCATCGTGTTCCATCACGCCCGGTTCGACACAGCCGTGGCCTACGAGCGGCTGGGCCTGCCTGTGCTGCCGTGGGAGCGCGTTCACGACACGATGTTCCTCGCCTTCCTCTTGGACCCATACTCTCGTTCCCTTGGCCTGAAACAGCTGGCTGTGACGTGGCTGGGGATGCCGCCGGATGAACAGGACGCCGTGGCGGAGTGGGTGCTGGCCAACAAGGCGACGCTGCCCCGTTTCGAGTTCATGAACAAGCCGGACGGCAAGCCGACGAACCCCACCAAGACAAACGCCGGGGCGTGGATCGCCTTTGTCCCCGCCGAGATCGTCGGACCTTACGCCATCGGTGACGTCGAGCGCACCTGGCGCCTGTTCCAGGTGATGATGCCAGCGGTACAGACCAGCGGGATGCAGGAGTCCTATGACGTCGAGCGGCGACTGCTTCCCCACCTGATGGAGAACGAGCGCGTCGGCCTGCGCGTCGATGTCGAGCGACTGGAGCGCGAGACGGCAGAGTACACCCATTGGTTCAGGATGGTCGAGGACTGGCTGCGCTGGCGGCTTATGGCACCCGGCCTGAACTTCGACGCCGATCAGGACGTGGCGGACTATCTGGAGCGGCTGGGGATCGTCAGCACGTTCGCCAAGACCAAGACGGGCAAGCGGTCAACCGCCAAGGACAGCCTGACGCCCGACATGTTCAGCGACCCCGAGGTGGCCAGCGCACTGGGGTATCGCAACCGCCTCAAGACGTGCCTCTCGATGTTCATGGAGCCGTGGCTGAAACAGGCGCGGGTGTGGAACGGTCGGATCGGCACGAACTGGAACCAGGTGTCGTCACCGGACGGTGGAACCCGGACCGGACGTTTCTCGACCAACAATCACAACCTTCTGAACATGTCCAAGTCGTTCGACGACAAGGGCGACGGGTACATCCACCCCGCCCACCTGACCGGCCTTCCCGCGTTGCCGCTGGTGCGCCGCTACATCATCGCGGACGAGGGGCACGTCCTGAACGGGCGCGACTTCTCGGGCCAGGAGATGCGGATATTCGGCCATTACGAACACGGCGCCCTGCAAGCCGAGTTCGCGCGCAATCCCGATCTGGACGTGCATGATTTCGTCGGTGGAAACATCACCCAGATGACCGGGCAGGTGTTGGGCCGGACCTCGATCAAGGTGTTGAACTTCCAGGCGCTGTACGGGGGCGGTGTGCCTGCCGCACAGGCAAAGCTGCGCTGCACCTACGCCGAGGCGCGACGCTACAAGGCGTTCCACGACTCCGCTTTGCCGGGGCGGAAGATACTGGCCACCGAGTTGTCGAAGATCGTCCGCACGGGCGGCGCCATCCGCACCTATGGCGGCAGGCTCTATGTCCGGCCACCGTTGAAGAAACAGAAGGACGGGCGCACGGGCGACTCCGATTATATCCTGATCAACTATCTGATCCAGGGGTCCGCCGCCGATCAGACCAAGCGGGCGATGCTGGCGATGTTCGAGGATCCCGAGTTCAAGAGCCGGTTCCTTGTGGCGCCCTACGACGAGATCGTGATCTCCAGCCCCGCCGGGATCGCTGACGAACAGTCGCGGTTGATGGCGCGCGCCATGGAGGGCGTCAAGTTCCGCGTGGCGATGAAAACCGATGCGGAAAGCGGAGCCAACTGGGGTGAGATGACCGAGAGGAAAGACCTGTGAGAGTTGAACCCAAGGCCCGGCCGCCCGGCCCGCGTCCCCACCGCATGGTGGACTGGGAGGTGAAGGTCATCCTGCGCTCTACGTGCGACGCCGTGGAGATGTCCCGGCTTCTGGGCGTGTGTTCTAACACCGTGCGGGCGACGCGGCGGTTGGAGACCGCGAAGGCGCGGCGTGTGTTCGCCGCGATGCAGGCCGAGGGTAAGTTCCCCCGACCGATCACGAAGGTGCGCCAGACGCGCAACAGGTTCACGCCCGATCAGATCGCGGCCATCCGCGCGTCGTCGGTGCCGTCAAGGGCCTTGGCCGCAGCGGAGGGGTGCTCCTCGTCGCTTATCAGGATGATCCGGACAGGAAAGGCATACAAATGAGCAAACCATTCAATTTCGCGTTCAGCTATTCGCGCTGGTCGCTGTGGGAGAAGTGTCCCGCCGCGTTCAAGTACAAGAACATCGACAAGCTGCCTGAGCCCGCCAGCCCGGCGATGCAGCGTGGGCGCGACATCCACAAGGAGGCCGAGGAGTTCGTGCTTGGAACACGGCGCGATCTGCCCGCCAGCCTGGCCCGGTTCAAGACGCTGGCGGAAGGTCTGCGCGACGTGCCTGCCGGTCTGATCAAGGTGGAGGCGCAGATGGCTTTCGACCGTGATCAGCGCCCGGTGTCGTGGTTCGGGGCGAACGCTTACTGGCGGTTCATCTGGGACGTCGGGGTGCGCGATCCCGACCGCAACCACTTCGACGCCGTGGACTGGAAAACTGGCAAGCCCTATGGCTCTTACGATGCCCAAATCCAGATTTTCGCACTGCCCGCCTTCTGGACGGTGCCCGACCTCCAGACGTTCACCGGCCACCTGATCTATCTGGACAACGGCGACGCGGTGAGCGTCACCTACACCCGCGCCCAGATGTTCGGCCCCACCTGCGACCCTGCGGCCAACGACGGTCTGCAAGGGCTGTGGCGGTCCAACGTGGCGATGATGGAGGCGGATCAGGCGTACCGTCCCAAGCCGTCGCGGGACGCGTGCAGGTTCTGCCACTTCTCCGCCAAGAAGGGCGGCCCGTGCCAGGAGGGTGTGTCGTGAAGCTGAACACCAAGCCTCTGAGGATTGAGGAATCATGACCGAGACACGCGACAAACATGGCTGCGCAATGAAAGTTGGTGACGTTCTCAAGGTGTTTCATTTCATCGGTGCGCGGCGCAAGCGGTATTATATGTACAAGCAAATCATCGGAAACCGTTTGGTTGGCGGTCACGGCGGATCGGAGAAAGTATCTCACTTTGATGTATGCCATCTGGATATGAGCGACGAAACCTACACCATCGGCAAGGCGGAAGGCGTCTTGTCGGATTATGAAATCTTGCAGGGTTTGGACGACATTGAAAGCCGTCCAAAACTGCTTACACAATGGGACCGTTTAAAATGACCCCCGAGGGCCGGATCGTCCAGCGCGTCAAGCGCGTCGCCAGGGAGCAGGGCCTGCGGCTGGTCCGCCTGTCTCTGCTCCCTGGCGTCGAGGTCGGTTGGCCCGACATCCTGATCATGGGCCACAGCAGGGGGTTGTTGTGGGTCGAGTGCAAAGCCCCCGGGAAGCCCCTGCGGTTGATACAACAGAGACGGAGAGACGAAGTTATGCGCTACGGTCACGAGTATGCGAAGATCGACAACCTGGAGGACGCCCGCGCCGTTCTGGTGGCGTTCGCGCGGCGGTGTGGGGAACGTGATGTTTGACGGATCACCCTTGATGAACTGGGACCAGCACGCCCACGAATACCAGAAGGCCGGAGCGGCGCACCTGTGGAACAGCGCGGCCCACGGCGGCGTGGCGTGTCTGTGGTTGTCGCCCGGTTACGGCAAGTCGATGATCGCGCTCCACGCCTTCAAGGCCCTGCGCGACGCTGGGCTGGTGAAGAACATGCTGGTGATCGCGCCCCTGCGCGTGATCCAAACGGTCTGGGCGCAGGAGATTGAGAACTGGGCGTCGCTCAACGGTTTGAAGGCTGCGCGCCTCCACGGCCCTAAAAAGGGCGAGTGGCTCAAGCGCCGCGACGTGGACATCTGGCTGATCAACTATGAGGGCGTGCCCTGGTTGGCCGACCTTACCAAGGCGGGGAAACTCAAGTTCGGCTTTGACGTGGTGGTGGCCGACGAGGTGCGCCGGTTGAAGAACGCCCAAGGGTTCCGGTTCAAGGCCGCGCGCCCGTTCTTCAAGATGGCCAAATACAAGTGGGGTCTGACTGGCACACCTGCCTCCAACGGCCTGCAAGACCTGTTTGGCCAGTTCCTCATTCTGGACGAGGGCAAGGCGCTGGGCGCCCGTGTCACGCGGTTCCGCCACGAGTATTTTGAAACCGGCTGGGACGGGTTCACGATGCTGCCCCGGCCGGGCGCGCAGGAAAAGATGGAGGCGCAGATCAAACACTACATCTTCCGCGCGGACGGTATGCTGGACCTGCCCGCGTTCGTTCACAACCCGATCAAGGTGACGCTCGATCCCAAGGCGCGGAAAGTCTACAACACGCTCAAGAACGAGATGATCGCGGAGATTGGCAACACCCCGATCAGCGCGGCCAACGCGGCGGTTCTCATGGGGAAGTTGAAACAGCTTGCCAACGGTCGGGTTTACGACGAGAGCCGCAACATCATCCACGTCCACTCTGCGAAGGCGGAGGCGTTGCTCGCACTGATCGAGGAGTTGGGCGACGAGCAGTTGCTGATCGCATACGAGTACCGCCATGACCTCGACCAGCTGCGCGAACTGTTGGGCGCCGATCTGCCCTACATCGGCAGCGGCGTGAACGAGACGGCGATGAACAAGGCCGTGGACGCGTGGAACAAGCGCGAGATACCGTTCCTTGCCGCCCACCCCGCCAGCGCCGGACATGGCCTAAATCTCCAGAAGGGCGCGGCACACCATATTCTCTGGTGGGGGCCGACGTTCGATCTCGACCACTACATCCAGTTCAACGACCGTCTGCGCCGTCAGGGTAACACCGCCGACGCTGTGGTCGTTCACACCTTCGTCACGGAGAACTCCGTGGACGAGCAGGCCATTCTGGCCCGGGAAGGGAAGGCGACTCTACAGGACTCCCTGCTATCCGCCTTGACAGCCCAATTCGGTAACGATATTACTATTGACAGATCAACCCAGGAGACGAAACCGATGACCCAACTACAGTTTAAGTCCGACGCGCAACAGCAGCAGCCCCAAGCGCAACAGTTCGGCCAGCAGCCTGCGCAACAACAAGCGCCCCAGGGCAACCCGTTCGGCCAGCAGCCTGCGCAACAACAAGCGCCCCAGGGCAACCCGTTCGGCCAGCAGCCGCAACAGCAAGCGCCCCAGGGCAACCCGTTCGGGCAGCAAGCGCCCCAAGGCAATCCGTTCGGCCAGGCCCAGCAGCCAGCCCAACAGCCTCAACAGCCAGCCCAGCAAGCGGTGAACCCGTTTGGCCAACAGCAGGCGATCCAGCAGGACGTGGGTGCCAACCCGCCGCCAACGGCCAACCAGGCGTTCGCAGCGTTCGGTGTGGCGGTCGGCAGCGTCAACCCGTTTGGCCAGCCGCAGCCCGCGCAGGAGCAACAGCCGCAGCCCGCGCAACAGCCGCAGCAGAACATCCAGACTGGGGGTGAGCGCGTCGATCCCTCACAGGGCCAGCAGGGCAACCCGTTCGGCCAGCAGCCCACCGCGAACGACACCGGCTGGCAGAAGCCCCGACAGCCCGTCGAGGACGCGGAGGTGGTGGACTCTGTGAGCGAGGGCACCGTTGCGGGCGCCGTGCCCACGATCCCGAGCCAGGCGCCTGCGGGCATGGTGCCGCTCTACACCTTCGTCCCCGCCGACAAGCTGGACAAGGTGTTGTCGGCCATCGCGAGGGCTGTGAAATGAGCGATCAGGGCGAGCCACAGCAGCCCGGTCTGCTTTGTGGCGTTACCTACGACATCCAAGACAGTACTGCACGGCTGCTTAAAACGACGGTTCAACTTGAGGAAATCCATACTCGTGTCTTGGGCCCAGTGTCCGAGACGTGTGGTGCTAAGAACTCCCTATCTGGACCAGATGGGGAGATAGGCGATCTGGTTACGCAGGCCGCCTATCTGGATGCCACCGTCAACAGGCTGGCCGAATTGGTCGGCCGCATGAGCCGAATCTAACATGCCAAAAGCTATGGGCTTCCAGAACCGGCGCGCTCCTCGGGGCGGGCCGGAAGATTTCCCCACTCCACCCTGGGCGACGCGGGCGTTCCTGAACCATGTCCTTCCGGCTGCGCTTCACGACAAGACGTGTTGGGAGCCTGCGGCCAATCGGGGGTTCATGGTGCGCCCGTTGCAGGAGCGGTTTGGGAACGTGATCGGCAGCGACTTGCATGATTACGGGGTCGGCTTTCCGATGGTGGATTTCCTGACCGGACCCACCCCGGCGGACCACGGGCAGCGTGTGGACTGGATCATCACCAACCCTCCGTTCAACCTAGCGGAGGAATTTGTCCAGCGCGCGTTGTGCGTGGTCAACGTGGGCGTGGCGTTTATCCTGCGATCGTCATGGATGGAGGGCAAAGGGCGGCATGAGCGTCTGTTCAATCCGCGCCCGCCCAGCGTGATCGCCCAGCACACGGAGCGCGTCCCGATGGTGCAAGGGCGTCTTGATCGGAAGGCCGTGACGCAGATGCCCTATGCGTGGTTCGTGTGGGAGCAGAATCCTCAAAAGGCCGGGACGGAGTTCGTGTGGATCCCGCCCAGCCGCAAACAGATGGAGAGAGATGATGACTACCGATGACGACATCGAGACCCACTTGGCCGCCGAGGCCGTGAAGAATTGGAAAACGATAATGGCTACCTCGTCTGAGACAGAATTTAACCTTCAAGAGGTGTTGGGTTTCCTCGCACGGTTTGAACGTGTCGAGGTGACTTACGAGCCGGGGAAAATAAATCTTATGTTCCCTGTGGAACTGGCGGGATGGGAGTGGGGGATGACGTTCGACCCATCAAGCCCGAACTCGGATTGCTTGGCCCGGAAAGCGTTCCGTCGCGTGGTTGAGCGTGTGGAAACAAAACTTCTGGAGCGTACCAATGCCCAATGACGCCACACAAATCCGCCAATGGCAAGCCGCTGTGAAAGAAAAGGAGGCCCAACTGGCCATCGAGACTATGCGAGTTCTCTGGGGGTCCGGGTTCGTGAACCGCTGGCACTGTAACGAAGACCCCCGCTTGCGCAATTCGGGGGATACGACGGCGGCGCACCAGCAGCGCGTGGCGGTCCTCTTGGCTTTCCTGAACCCAGACGCCACCAAGGAAAATATCGTGGACGCCCTTCTGCACGACGCGCCCGAGGTGTTTACAGGTGATGTTCCCCGCCCCGCCAAGCGTGATATTCCGAACATGCAGTCCGCGCTCGATGACGCTGACAGGAACTGGTGGGCCACGTTGGGAGTGCTCGACCCTCCCGAAGCGGAAAGTTTCCTTTACCTGGCTGACAAGCTGGACGCGTGGCTGTTCGTCAAACTTGTCGCGCCCGACCTGTTGGACAAGCCCGAGTGGTCCGGTGAAGGGGCCAAGGTCATCAAACTGGCGGTGGCTCTGAACATAGGGGACATCGTGCGCCGCGTGATGGCGCCGTGACAGCTTACTACAACGAGATCGAACCATACGCGGCGGACTGGTTAGAAAACCTGATCGCTGCGGGCCATATCGCGCCGGGTGTCGTGGACCGCCGCAGCATAGAGGACGTGACCGCAGATGACCTACGGGGCTTCACCCAATGCCACTTTTTCGCCGGGATCGGTGTCTGGTCCCATTCCCTCCGCCTCGCCGGTTGGCCCGATGACCGGCCCGTGTGGACCGGATCCTGTCCATGCCAGCCTTTCAACGCGGCAGGCAAAGGCGGCGGGGTTGATGACAAGCGGCACCTATGGCCCGCGTTCCTATGGCTCATACGCCAGTGCCGCCCTACGGAAGTGCTTGGCGAGCAGGTTGCAAGCAAGGACGGACTTGGGTGGGCCGACCTTGTACAATCTGATCTGGAAGGAGAGGATTACGCCTGCGGGTTTGTCGATACCTGCTCTGCGGGGCACCGCGCGCCGCACATCCGGCAGCGGCTCCGGTTCGCAACCTACGATCTTCGATCTTCCGCAGGTTGGGTGGCCGACGCCGAGGGTGCAGGACTCCAAGCACGCGGAGGCAACACAGTGGGAGGTGGACAACCGACCAGCAGACTACCTCCTGCACACGGCTGCGGCGTTGTCGGGGTGGATGACGCCAATGGCTGGAACGCCTGCGCAGAACGGGAACAACGAAGCGGGCAACACGGACTCCAGCCGCAAGACGGTGGCCTTGGCGGGGTGGCCGACGCCCCAAGCGACCCAAGGACCGAACAACAGCGAGAACCGGGGGGATGGGTCACGTCGCCGCCTGACACCGCAGAACGTCAGGGATTTGCTGGCGGGCGGCACAACTCCGGCCCGCTTGACGGCTTCTGGCGAGATGCTGATTGGCTGCTCTGCCGGGATGGAAAGTGGCGGCCCGTTGAACCCGGCTCATTCCCGTTGGCTCATGGGGCTCCCTCCCGAGTGGGACGCCTGCGCGCCTACGGCAACGCGGTCGATGCGCAAGCCACGAAAGCCTTCGTGACAGCCTATCTGGAGGCCACGGAGCGCCCTAGTGCAGCGTGACCTCCCCGTACTTTGAAAGAGCAATCGACCACCACTGTCCCGCCCGGTCGGGGCCAGCGATGACACAGACCGCCGCGTGCGGATCGTCCGTGTCATCGCCTTCGTCGTCCATCATCTGGTCGATGGGGACCGTCTGCCCGTCGCTCAGGAGAACCCGTCCATCGGACAGGTTCACCGCGATCACCTCCACGTCTTGCCCGCGATGCCGTCGCGGATCGTGGCGCCGAGGACGGCGGTGACAACCACCTGCACCGCGTCGGGCAGGGACATGTCGCCCACCAGGTATCCCGCAACGGCGCCGAGCACCGCAAGGCCCGCGACGATATAAGTCTTGTATCCAGCCAACATGTTATTGTCCTTTCAAGGTTTGATTGAGAGCGCCGCCCAAGTCGCAGGTCCGACGACGCCATCGGGCAACAGCCCGTTGCGACGCTGGAAGGTGACGACGGCGGATCGTGTGTTGGGGCCGAATATCCCGTCCGTTGTGATCCCGAGACGGCGCTGCATGACCTCCACATGGGGGCCACGGGCGCCTTGGCGCAGCATCGGCCGCTGGACAGGCTGGGGCGCTACGCCCGCCCCGCCCATGGCGCGCATGACCTCCTGGCGCAACTCGTCACAGATGGCAACAGGATCGCGAGAGCGAACGGCGGCCCGAACGGGATAGTCGAAGTCCCATTTGTTCCTCTGCTTCACCCCGAGCGTGGGCTCAACCTCCGCGTGGGACAGCACGGTGCGCCCGTTCACCGGGATCCCGTAAGCGCGGCACAGGCGGACCGTCTCTGTCACCAGCGCGTCCACCTGTACCGGCTTGACCGGCCAGCGCCCGCCCGAAGGGTCGGACCAGACACCCTGGCCCATGGCACAGATCGCAAGCCCGATGGAGCCGGTGTTCAGGTCTCGGACGTGGGCGGCATAGGCACCGCGACGTATCTTGCCCGGGGCGTTCGCCTCAATCGCGAACACGCCGTTGTGAACCTGCCCTTCGCCGTCGATCAGACGGTGGTAGGCCCGCTTGTCCGTGCCGTTGGGAGTGTAGGTTCCCCCGGTGTGGTGCCAGATGATCCGGTTCATCATAGCGGCACCACCAGTCCACCGCCGACCACGAAGGCCATGACGGCCATGATCAGCGCGGCGAACATCAGGCGCGCCAGCCACTTCAAGGTTCCCTCGATCCCGTCCAGGCGCTTTTCAACGTTGACGCGGTGGACATCTGCCACGGCGTCCTTGGTTTCGAGCGCGGTAAGGCGCATCTCAAGGGATACCATCTTTACAGACAGGCGGCCTTCGAAGGCGGTCAATTTTTCATCGAGCAAAACATGCCATTCCCGGTCAGTCCTGCCCAAGTCTACTCTGGGTTGTGGTGGATTTACAGTGGTCATTCTTCACTCGCTTTCCCGACTGTGGCGGCTACCATGGCGCCGAAGAACGCGCCGACGTCTCCGCCTTTGCTCTGCATGTAACGCAAAGCCTGATCGAATGTTTCGGGGTTCATGAACATGTCGATGGTCTTGCGGGCTGCTCCACGCGTCATGAGGGTGTCCTCAAGCAAGCGTGTGATAAGCCCGGCCTTCGCCGCGCCGCCGATAGTGCCGAACATGGCGCCGGTTGCAAAGGCGCGCATGGCGGCCGTCTGTTCCGCCGTGGCCGTGGGCGACGATACGACGCGGGCGGTCGCCACATTGTCTGCCGTCTGCACCATGGCACGGGCGCCTTGGGTAATTCGCCGGGACTCGGTGGGGGCAACCATGTCCAGACTGTCCCGCACGATCGGCGCCTCGCTGATCCGCCGCGCCGTTGACAGCGTTTGCGAGATCGTACCTGTCGCTTCATCGCCCAGGGACAGGATCGCGCCCTCCCGTACCCCGCGCAGCATGGGGTCCATGCTTGCCTTGCCCGTGCGGTTCGGGAGACGTCCTGTCTCGATCCGTGTCTTGAGGTCTTTCAGGTTCAGCTGCCCCTTGGCCGCCGCCGCGCCCGTGACCTGTGCCTCCGCGCGGGTCATACCTTCGCTGAACAGTTTCACCATGCGCCCGTAGCGGGGCACTTCCGCCGTGCCCACCGTGGACAGGACATCCCGCACCGCCACCGACTGCGCCTGTAGCGTGGGATCGCCGGGGTTCCTTGCCGCTTTCGACGCCTTCATGCGCAACTCGTTGGCGCTGCGCAGGGTAATCTTGAGACCGTCGCGCTTGTACTGTTTGATCGTCCGGTCCAACCCGTCCAACGTGGCGTCCACGGCGTCGCGCTTCTGGCGGGCGACTATCCCGGTGTCGGTGGCTTTGATGTTGTCAATCTGTCTGGCCAACTGCGCGTAGAAGTTCTGCATGGCTCCCATCGCCCCCTCGTCGCCACGCCCGCCGCCAAGGCTGTCTACCTCAGCGCGGGCCGCAGCCACCCCAGCCGGGTTGGCACGCGTGTAGGCAATATCGTCGCCCAGCTTGGTCAGTTCTTCCCGCATCCCCGCCGTAGTGGCGGCGCGGCGCAGGTTATCCGCCCGCATGCTCACGGCGCCGATATTCTTGTTGGCGTCCAGAATACGCGCCATCTTCGCCCCGTCAGGCGTCAGGGCCATGGTCTTTACCCACCCAGCCAAGGGGGCCAGCGTGTCCAGCACGTCGTCCGAAACGTCCACCAGCGTGTCGCCGTCCCGCCGTATCACCTCCGCGAACATGCGACTGGTCTGCGCCGTCAACTCCTCTGGCGATTTGAGCGGAGCGCCGCTGTTGATGGCGCCACGGAAGGAAGTCATCTGGCGCTCCAGCGCCTCCTCGCTCAGACGGAAAACGGGCACGTCCAGCCCTTTCCAGTACCGCGCCACGTCCAGGACTTCGCGCGTCTGGAACTCGTCGGCCAGGTCCATGAGCGCAGGCTCGTAACCGCGTTCCCGTTTGAAAGTTTCGCGGGCTTCGCGCAGACGTGTCACGAGGGCTTCCGGCGTTTCGCTGGGGTCGGAGCGGAGCGCACGATAAATCTGTGTCGTGGCCTGCTGGGTCGCCTGCGGGCCGATGTTGAACAGGGACCCAATGGACTCCACGACGTCCATGAACCCGGGGACAGGTCCGCCGCCGCGCGCCAGGGTCTGGACACCTCCGCCTGCGATAGCGCCCAGAAGCCCGCCCGCCAACACGGCGTCCGTGACCCTCTGGGGGTCAAACGCCTCCCCCGCCCCCATGCTGATAGTCTCGTCAAGGCCGGTACGGATACCCTCGAAGATGGCGCCGCCCGCAGCGCCCTCTCCGGCCGCGCGCACGATGTTGGCCAGTTTGGGTTGACGCGCCGCCCAGCGCATGGCGCCGTCCATCATGCCGGTCTTGGTCAGGGCCTTGGCGCCCAGCACCGAAACGCCCTTGGCGATGCCGATACCCGGAACGATAGCCCCGGCGATGTCGGCAGTGATCGCATATTCCGCGTCCCACCCGTCCTGCACGGCTTTCAGGCTCTCGGCGTAGGTCATGTCCGGTATCTCGTCGCGCATGCGCCATTTGAACTCCAGCGCCGAGATGGGGTCAAACGCGGTCATGGTGACTGAACGGCCAGCCTGTGCCAGCCAGCCGCCGATCGTGCCACTGTCGGGCGCCAGGAACGTCGGGATCGGGCGGTCGAGCGCGCTCTGCGTGGCGGAGGAGGCGTCCGCCACCAATCCAAGGTCGCGGGCCTGCTGCCACGGGGGCATATCACCCCCGCTGAACACCTGCCCTGCGGGAGGGGATGGCGCTCCTGCGGGAGGGGATGGCGCTCCTGCGGGAGAGGATGACGTCCCTGCGGTCGCCCACGGTGGAGCCTCGCCGCCGGTGATGATCGTGCCGGGTTCAATCTGTGGGCCAGCCATCACATACCTCCAAGGTCAAGCCAAAGACGCCCCGGCTTGAAGGCGGGCTGTTGCGGTGCGGTGCGGGACGACATGGAGCCTCCGCCGGAGCGCATGTAACGCGCCGCGCGGCTGTCCTGGTGGCTCTGGAGAGGGCGCAGGAACTTGCGCACGATAGCGGCGCCTGCCTCGCCCGCCGTGGACGTGGCCATGATCGAACGCGCTGCGCCCGACTCTTTCCCGCCCAACTCGAACATGAGGAAATCCAGCTGTGCGTCGGCGTCGTCCAGCGCCAGGCCCTGTTGACCGGCGAACGCTTCGAACTCGCGGCGGCGCGGGCCGGTCAACTGATAAAGGCCGAACCCGCCGCGTGAGCCTTTCACGACGGGGGTGATCTCGTTGATGCCAGCGTCAAGGCCGCTCTCGTCCTGCATGTTCATGGCGAACCCCTGCGCGATGTGCTGTGGGAGACCGCGTTTCATCAACCCGTCCACCACCCACTGTTCGTCCACTTTACCCGAGCGCCCGGGGCCACCCGACGACGGGCGGGATGGGGGCGTCATCAAGGCGTCCCAGCCGCGCAGGCCGGACGACGACGGGGGCCGGGACCGCGTGTTCGCAGTCCGTGACGCCTCGAAGATGTCGATCAGGGAGGTCCAACCATCTGCCATTATTCGACCAACGTATAGTTGCTGCTGTCGGAGGGGTCGCCACCGTTGAACCGCCATTTCTGCGCAGGTGTCCATTCTGCTGGAGGCGCACCGATGGCCGCACCGATGTCGGTGTAGATGCCTTCGATCAGCGCGAGGTTTTCGAGTAGTTTCTCGGATGATTGCCGTTGGTCAAGGTTGGCGACGGAGGCTTGGAGCAAGCGGTTCTCGAAGTCCGACACCTGACCCAAAGCGCCCCCGGTCGGGGAGGCGTCACGCATCTCCTGCAACTTGTCAAAGCCGAGGTTGGCCCTGATGGTGTCAAGGTCGGCGGCGGTGTCCAGCATGGGGGTCATGGGGATGTTGGTGGCGACTGCCCCACCCATAAACCCCGTCACGGGGACACGGCCCTCCTCGATCTGCTTGCGCACCTTCGCAACCCGATCCAGAACGGTCTTTACACTTTTCATTGTGCTGGCGTCGGCCTTCGCGGCCTTCGCTGCCAGTTCGGCGGTTTTGTCAGTCGCCGCAGGGCTGGCCTGCGCCACCCGATCATTCTGGGTCTGGCCGGTCAGCGAAGCGTAATAATCGTCCAGCACAGCGGGGTTATCGACCAGCGCCTGGCGCATACCGGGGATGTCGTCCGGGCTGACCCCCAGTTCGGAGAGGGCCTCCACTGTGCGGTCGAACGCGGTCCCCATGTCCTCGCCCCGGTCGCGGGCGGAGCGCAGGCCGTTGACCAGATTGAGCGTCGCTTGCTGGGAGCGGTCCTGACGGGCGCCCTGCATCTCGAAGTCCTGCGCCTGTCCCTGACGGTCGAACTGCGCTTGTTGGCGGTTCTCGGTGCGGTCCAGCCGGTTCTCCTGGCGCATGCCCATCTGCGTGTTCTGCTCGAACGCCTGCTCGCGCTGACGCATCTGCTGGAGGTTGGCGAACAGCTGGGGATCATCGGCGGCGTCACCGAACTCCGCTCTGGCGTTCTGACGGGCCCGCGCCTCGCGGGGCATGGACTCGCCGATGTCGTAGCCGGTCTTGAACAGTTCAATAAGCGTGGCCATCGTTACCGCCGCCCACTGTAATAGTTGTTGGTGACGCCCGGAGGCGCGGGTGGGGTGATGCCGTTGGCCTTGTTATACATGTCGGTGAACCCTCCGGCGGCGGCCCCCAGACCGGCGACGATATTGTCGGTGCCGCTTTGTCGGATCGCGTTGGTGTTCGCGGCGCCCTGCATGATCGAGTTGGCCGCACCCGCTCCGCCTGACCCACCGCTGGAGGCGGTGTTGAAGGCTGCGTTCAAGCCGGTGTCGCGCTCCGACGCCAACATGCCGATGAAGTTCTGCTGGTTGCCCATCTGGGTCTGGAACTGGTTCATAAAGTTGCCGAACTCCTGCGACCCCATCCCCTGCCCGTAATCGTTCAGGCCTTGGAGGGTCGCGCCGCTGTTCAACAGACCGCGCGACGCGGCGTTGCCAGTGATGGCGTTCATGCCCTGGCCCATGCGGAACTGGAACCCCGTGCTGTTCTGGTAGTTCTGGAACGCCTGCTGGGCGCGCTGCTGCGACTCCGGGCTTCCGTCGCCCATCCCCATAAGCGATTGACCCATCCCCAGCATCTGCTGGAACCGACCGTCGGGCCCGAGTTCCTGACCCACCTGTTGGCCGAACGCGGCGCCTTGAGTCTGCGCCTGGTTCACGCCTTCGTTACCTTCCAGGTATCTGAACCCCGTCAGCGACGCGTCGATGGACGCCTGCGTGGCGGCCGCTTGCGCGCTGGCCTGTCTGCTGGCGGACCGCGCCCCGACCAGAGCGGAGCCGATACCCGCGATGGCGCTGATGAAACCCATGACCTACCCCCGACGTAGCTTTGCAGCGTTATACGCTTGAAACCGCTCCACTGTCAAAACCAGTTTACCCGCGTGTCGCGTGGCGCCCAGCGCACGGGCCAGCGTGGCGGCCTCACGGGCGTAGGGGTGGGTCTCCGGCGCGGAGCCGGTCACGCACAGGACGTGGCGGTTGGTGAACGCCTCGTGCAGCATGGAGCGCAGGGCAGGGAGCCGCGCGCCGGTCGGGCAGTACCAGTGCAGTTCACAGACCGGGGAGCTGTGGTGCGTGCGCTCCAGCGCGATCCAGCACCCGTCCTCCTCCAGCACCAGCCAGCCCGGACAGGACAGGGCGATCCTGAACCCCTCGGGCGTGTGCGCGCCGAAAGACAGGTGGGCGTCGGGGTGGGCGGACACCAGACGGTCCACGGCTGCGAACCCTGCGATCACGAGACCACCGCGCGGTCGGTGGACCTGCGCCAGTCGGTCCCGTCCGAGAAAGCCAGAACAGCGCCACCTGTTTCGTTGGAGACGAAGGCGATTGCGCCCGCGCCGGACGTTGCGGCACTGGGCAGTCCCGCCACCGTGTATGCGGGCGCGGCGGTCGCTATGAACTCCAGCGCCGTCGCGCCTGCGTTGACCGCGACGATCTTCCCGCCTTGGCCCGTGTAAGTTGAAGGTGTGTCCGTCAAGGCGAGGAAAGTCGTGGTGAGGTCCGCGAACTCCAGCGCCGTCTCCCCGGCGTTTACCACAGCCGCCTGTCCAGCGGCGCCCGTGTAATTGGCGGGCGTGTCCGTCAGGTCTGTGAACGCCTTGTCAAGCGTGACCCACACCGGAGCGGCGGCAGGGCCGCCAGTGGCCAGCACAAAGCCCGCTGTGCCCGGTCCCAGCGTGTCCCAGATCGACGCGCCCCTGAACAACAGGTCGCCGTGGGTGGCGCCGAGCAAATTGAGGACGGCAGACACCTCGGCGGGGGTGGAGAGCGGAACGATGATGTCGTTGGTTGTGCGCTGGCTCTGCCACCATTGCATGAAGTCCGGCGTGGGCTGGCCTCGCTCGTCAGTGATCCGAACGAACGGATTAAGAGGGGGTACGGCCATCTGCGCCCCCAATGTCGGCCTCGACGTTGGCGATGAACTTGATGCCGCCCTCGTCATAAATGCGGAACATGCGCCCCGGTGCCGTGAACGCCCCGAGGGACCGGAACTCAATCCGCTGGCGCGTGTTCGTCGTCAACTCGATCTGGTAGGTTGGCCCCCACGTCACGCCCCGGTCGTCCGAGAACTCCATGAACAGAGTGGGGGAGATGCTGTCCGCCAGCACACCGGCCGATCCGACCATGCGCAGGGCGTACTGGCGCAGGAAGTCAATGCCCCCGGTCTGGAGGATACCCGTGACCTCGTAGATTACCGGACGCCAGCCCTCGTCAAGGAACGACTGCGGCGTGAGTTTCAACAGTTGGCCCGATCCGTCCGCGCCACCAATCACCATCTTGCCAGAGCGCCAGTGGAACCCGTTCTTGAAGTTCCAGCCACCGTATCCCGCCGTGCGGAACCGGGACCATTGCTGGGTCAGGATGTCGTAAACCAGCGTCCCGTTCGAGCCGAGGTCCAGCACATAGAACGTGTGGCCGTCGAAGTCGAAGGTCCAGGCCCGTTGGCGCACACCGCTGGGGTCGCCCGTCGTCCAGACAAGTTGTGTTACCGAGAATGGAACTCTTGCCATGGCGCCATCATCCCCCTGCCGAATAACCTGCGCCACGACTTGCGCCGCGCGCATTTGCTGCGTGAGGACGCGGAGCACCGCCTGCACCGCGACGAAGGAAGTACGCACCTCTCGCGGCGTGGTCTGGAGCACCGCTTGCACGGTGACGAACGTGGAACGCAAAGACCCGCCCAAACCCTGCCGCACGGCCTGAGCGGTGGCAGACGTAGCGTGCATGACGCCAGAGCCCTGCCGAACGGCCTGGACGGCGGAGAACGGGGAGCGGACGTCGGCCACGGGTCACACCGTCCTCACAAACCGGATACGGCCAGCGTTGATCGTGGAGGGTGTCAGAGCGGCGGACGTATCGGGGTCCTCCTCGAACACCTGTCGCACCCATGCCGGGTTCAGATCAACGTTGGCGGCGGTGCCCGTGTCCACGGCGGAGCCGGGGCCGACCAGATCGAACCGTATCTCCGCGCTGCCCGCATCGGTCTTGTAGGCGCGTGACGTGATCTGCAACCCCAGAACGCCCGTTGCGTCCAAGGGCAGGCGCTCGATGGCGAAGTTGCTGGGAGCCGGGACGCTGTAACCACCCGTGAGCGTAGCGGCGTTGAAGAACCCATCCGCCATGGTTTCGGTCGTGGCGGTGCTGTTCCCCGCCGCGCCCGCCGTGGCCGCCTGTAGGGTGAACTGCGGGGAAAGGAACTCCAGCGCGCCCGCGCTGACGTTGGCGACCGTGCCGGTCCCGTAGATCGTCCCCTCGCCCGCCCCGGCGTTGATCGCCGCGATGATGTTGGAGACGCAGGCCGCGATGCTCGCACCGATCAGCACGTCGTTGGCTGTGGATACCGCCGCGCGCCAGGTGTAGGTCGTGGCGCCCACCACAATGGTCTCCGTAGCTGTGGGCAGGCCCTCGAAGGTGAAGGTGCCGGTAGCGGGCAGGAGCGCCGCCTCCATGAACGTGTCGTCCCATGCCGGGCGCTGGTTCAACACCAGATAGGACGACGCCTTGTCGGCGGGGGCCAGCGACGTCACGTTCGGCGCCGCCAGCGTGACCGTGCGGGCGAAGCTGGACGAGTCGGCAATCGGTGTGCCGTCGTAGGTCAGAAGCAGCACAACGTCGGCCCAGTCCGCGTCTCCGATGCCGGTGGGGAACGGTGCGGTCGGCGGGGTGAAGTCAGAGGTGTACCGGGCAGTCCCGACCGTGAACCGTGTCTCGTCGAGGAAACCGCTGAACCGGCCCGCAGCGTCGGGAGCGCCCGCCGATGTAAAGTAAACGCCGATACCCATGAAGGCCGTGCCGTCGAAGTAGGTGTTGGCGTCGGCCAGTGGAACGCCCAGCTGCACGCCGTCGATGAACACCATGGTCTCGGAGGACGCGCGGCTCACCGCGACGTGATACCAGTGGTCCGTCACCGGCACCCACGGCAGGCGCTTGACCACGATGGTGTTGGCGCCGGTGGTGGACACCTGCCAGACCAGCGATGCCGTCGCGCCGTCGTAATACAGCATGTAGGACCGCAGGCCCGCAGCCTCGCGCCATTTGGAGAGCAGGGTCATGGTGGCAGCGCCGGTGGGCAGGGTGCTGAACCGGGCGAAGGTCTCGAAGGTGAAGTCTGCCGCCGCGACGGTCAGCGCCGCAGCGTCAGCAAACCGGACGCCCGTGCGGTTGGTCTGGTGGTCGAGAACGCCTTGGCCGATGTTCTCGCGCGGGTAGGCCAGCCAGTTGTCGCCCTCGTTGTCCTCCGTCCGCATCTCCTGCGCGGACACGAACACTTGGCCCAGCAGGTCATTGTTGTAGCTGCCAGCGGTGTTGCAGATCACGATGTCGCGGATGGCACGTTGGGTCAAGTCGCTCTGCCCGCCAGCACCCCGGAACGACGTCGGCAGGAATGTGATGCCCAGGATGTCTGCCGTGCCCACATTGAGTCCCGTGCCGGTCAGAACAAGACTACCTGCCGTGATGTCGCCAATGTAGACGTCAAGGGCCATACCCGCAACGCTTTTGACAATCCTCATGCTGATGTAATACCAAGTCAGAGGCTGGATGACTGGAGCCGCAGAGCGCAGGAGGATGGCTGGAAGGCCTTGCACAGGAGTGTTGCCGACAGTTGTGAGAGGTGCGCTGTCCGTGATCATCAAACGCCCGGTCGTATCGACGCAGAGGCGGAAGGAAATGGCGCCTCCGCTGGTCGTGAAAGCCGCAATCTGGCCGTGTGCGGTGTCAACCACCGGCAAATCGGAGCAGGAGAACGCGAAGTGTACCAGTCGTGTGCTGGCCGACGCACCCGGTATCACGAGCCTCATGCCCATCGAAGCGAGCTGTGTGATCACCGTCGTGGTAGTTGTATTGGGGCTGATCTCAAAGCTGTCCGCAACCAGCGAAAGGTCGCCACGTCGCGAACCCCACAATGGGCTCTCAAGCCGCATTTGACCAGTACCCCTGAAAAACGGAATTGAGGGCGCAGTGGGGTCTCCCGCCCAGCTGTCCCCGAGGATGATGTCGGGGTTGAACACCCACGTTGCCGAATTGGAACTAACCGCGTTCGTGGCCACGGCGGGGCCATAGTGGTCCATGCTGTTCGCGTAGATAATCGCCATGTCATGCCTCCAGAGCGGTGCGGATCGTCTGCTCGACGCCGTGATTGGATATGCGGTTCGGAGCCCCCGCGATAGCGTAGACCACATAATCACGCCCGACAAGGAACACCGACCCCTTGATGTTCACCACGGTGCCCTCGATCGCGCCCCGGTCGAACACGCGGCCCGGCACGGGCGCGAAGGGCGAGGCTGAAACGCCGGTGGCATACCAGACCTCGGTGGACCCCTCGCCCACGAACCAGGCGGTGTCACCCACCACCTCGACGGTCAGGACATCATCGGGCTGGCTCTCCGCCGTGGCGAAGTCCAGCGGGGCGATGGTTATCTCGGCAGGGCGTATCCAGTAGAACCGATCAGAGTTCCCGATTGCGACCAGCACGAAACTCTTGAGGGTCGCCACCGCGATAGGGGGCAGGCCGTCAGGCATCGCCACGCCGTTCAGCGCGTTGGCTCCGCCGCCCGTCAGGGTCGCGGTGGCCCACGCTGTCGTGGACGAACCGGAGGTTGTGGTGTCAACGGTATTGCCCGCCGTCGTGGTTACGCGCGACAGAGCGTCAAGAATAGCGAAGAAATTACCCTCCGCAAACCCAGCGCGGGCCGTGAAAGTGACAACCGCCAGCCCCTCTGCGTCAAGGCCGGGGTACGTCGCCGTGGCTTGCAGGTTCGCGCCGGTCAGGTTGGCGCTGTACTCCGTGCCCGCTGTCCCGGTGTCGCCAATGGCCGCGACCATGTTGGAGACGCTACCGTTCAGATCAGCGCCGATTACCACGCGCCAGGGGTCGGCCTCGGTCCCCGCACCGTTCGCCACAATCGCGACCCAGATGTAATGGTAGGTGCCCACCCTGACCCTGACACCCTCGACCACTTGGAGGGTTGATGTCAGGACGCCGGTGGCGCGCGTTCCCCCGGTGAGCGTTGTTTCAGCCCATGTCGTCGTGGCCGTGCCGGTGGTGGTGGTTTCAATGGTGTTGCTGGCGTCGAACCCCGTCTGCGCGTTGGCCGTCAGAACCGCTTCGCCGTCGGCGTTCAAGGCGGTGTACGTCGCGCTGACTTGCGGGTTCCGCGTTGTCATGTTGCCGCTGTAGAACTCGCCGGGAGTACCCGTGAAGTTGATCGCCGCGCGCAGGTTGGAAAAGCTGTTGTTCAGGCTGGCGTCGCCGCCCGTGAGCGTCACGGCGGCCCACGTCGTCGTGACGCTGCCCGTCGTCGTCGTTTCAATGCTGTTGCCGCCTGTGCCGCTGGAGCGCGCGGTCACGGCCATTGTGGCCGTCCCGCCAGGGGTGACGCCTGCGTTCACCGAGAACACGGTGGTGTTGGCTGCGGTCAAGCCCGCGCTGTAGGTTGTCCCTGCCGTCCCGGTTGCATTGATCGCCGCGTCCATGTTGAAGAAGCTGGCGGCCAGGGTGGCTCCAATCAGCACCTTCCACGGGTCGCCCACGGTCCCGGTCCCCGCCGATACCGTCGTCACCCAGCGGTAATAGACGCTGCCGATCCTCACCACGTCCGCGTCGGCGACCTGCGCCGTGGCCGACAAGGCCCCGGATGCCTGTGTCCCGATCAGCACGCGCCAAGGACTGCCCACGGTCCCGGCACCGTCCGCCACGGCGTCAGAGAAGCGGTAATATGTCGTGCCTGTCCGCACCACGTCGGCGTCCACCACAACGGCGGTGGCGGTCAGCGTGCCCGACGCTTGCGCTGCGCCAAGCAACTCCGCTGCGTTCCACGCGGTTGTGGCGATCCCTGCGGTGGTTGTGGGAACGCCGTCCAACGTCAGGCCGGTGTAGGTGACAGCGACATCGGGGTTCCGT